GGTTGCGTTATGAGCCCAGACAGTTAAGGATTCCACAAAGTTAAGAAGAGTCGAGCGTCTGGGACCCAAGTTGTTTGCAACCGGGTAGAAGAAACAGAGCTTGGATTTATATACCCGACTCTTCTTAACTTCAGGGAGGCAAAAGTGCATATTAACTATTACTCCTTAGAATACCTAAAGAATCAAGGGTTAGCATAGTCTGAACACGTTGGAGTAAAAGTTGAACGTCAGTTATATCTGGCTCACGGGTAGACATAGCTGAGTTCCATTTAACAGAGGCACTCTTTTGGGTGATTATAACTACAAGCTCAGCTTGTTCAACTTCTTCAAGAGCGTCTATAAGGACTTCTGAAGGAGTGCGGAATTTCTCTTCACTCATACGTAGCCTCCATAGCTCTGAGTTGTAAAGGTTCTTGATTCCCGAGGAATATGTACTTCCTCCATCTCAGTCTGCAGCGACTCAATCTCGTCCGCAGAAAGAGGAGCTCTCAAGTGTTTTACTGCGGACGCGGTTGCGTCCAACCGATCGATGAGATCTCCGTGAGGGAAATCCTCTAACTGCCGTTTAAACTCAAACTCACCCTTACGAACGTAAAACCGCCCTTGTTCGTAGGTTTGGCCGAGGAAGGCACGCACTCTTTCTTCTTTATTTTGGGTACCGGGGTTGAACCCTTCAATTTGGAAGTTGCGGTGTTTCTTGTTACATTTAGGGCAGGAACCGTTGAGACTCTGCAACTGTCTCTTCATCGAGACCAGATTCTCAACTTCCTTCTGAGCCCCGACTGCCTCATACATCCTCCGGTGCAAAACATACTGATCGTTGTAGGTGAAAAAGGCCTCCAGAGCTTCGTCGTATCCGGAGTTTTTGCCCCAGACGCGGAGGACAAACACACGTCTATCGGAAGCCATCCCAACCAGTGCGATCGCCCCTTCACACTTGGCGGTTTTGCCTCCGGAGGAGGGGTCGTAGAACCCGAGTCGATAAAGATGGCGCAAGCGCACTGAAGGCGTGCCATCCCCCGGCACCAACAAATCCAACACCCCAGGTGAGCTCTCCTGCACTTCAAACTCTTTATACAATTTCGGGTTGAAGTCCGAACCTTCTGGTGAACTCGGACGGTTCATATAGTTGCAGTTGAAGAGGTATTCTTTTTCACGCTGCAGTAAATCAGCAAGAACTTCTAGCGGGTACTTCTCTGGGAAGGTGGCACGTCGCTCCCCGGTTTCTTCATTCTCCTCGATGGCAGCACGCACATGCCATTTAAACCCTATCGGACGTCCGCTCTCTGTAGTGCCATACGGCATCTCCTTCATCATCCAACCGGGGACGTCAGCTGTACCATGTTTCCAGCGTGTGGCGATGAAGAGCTCTTCAGATTTACGAGGGTCGACCAGAAGACCGGGTGCAGCCGTTATCCTATCCTTCCCAGCCTGCATTAAGGGTTCAGATTTGGCAGCTTTCTCCCCTGAAAGATCATCATAGATGATGATGGTGTAGTGGAATCCGGTTCCTGCGCTCTCAAGACCGAGAGCAGTGACTGTGGACTCATCAAACGATTGGCTACGCGGCAGAAGTATTTCACCAGCATTCCAAACAGTTTTCGTAATGCTCTCTGGGATAATCTCGGGAAACAACCATTGGAACTGTTGGTCATGTTCGATCTTCCACTTAACATCTTTGAGATCTTTGTTGGCGATGTCCTGGGCTTCCGACAAGATTAAGATCCGGTGATTCCTCGGATCCTTATCCTTATTGGCGTCGTAGAAAGCCAAGAGAGCGTCATTGTCTTCATGCGAGAGGATTTCTTCGATGTGTTCGGAACCACCACCGAGGAGCCTCCACGCCCAATAAGACTTCCCCACAATGGTCGACTTGAAACTGCCACGGGGTTCGAGGTATCCCCGTTTGAGGTCTTGTAGTGAGCCTTGGATGTGATTACACAGTGGGAGGTGAAACCCCTCTGTGAGATCTTTATACCCCATAACGGCTTTACAAAACACGTAGAACGAACCTAACTGCGGACCAAGAAACTTCCGTCTGAGCTTCGCCCTCAATAGGTGCGCCTGATCTGACGTCGCGGTATGGAGTAGACTATCCATCTATCGTAGTGCCCGCCTCTCTCTCTGACGTCTCAACCAAATGTAGAAACTCAGCAGATAAAGTGAGATGCTTCGTGGTCTTCTCAACCTTTTTGGTCTTCGACGTATCGGGATCCCTGTCAAGAATATCCTGAGCACAGCGCATCTGAACTACTTCCGAATCCGCACTATGCATCAACTCCAATACCTTATCCAACGCCTCATCCGAGGCTTCCTGGATACGTTCGAACGTCCGCGTCGCCCTAACTTTCAGCTGGGCATCCAAATCCGCCCAAACCATCTCATTCAATTCCTTCAACCTCTCAGCCATCCCTGGATCCCTAAACCACTTCGCAATCGTCACTCCAGACGTCTTCGTCTGCTTCGCCACCTCATGGATGGGAATCCCACTCGCCAACAACCTCAATACAACTTCCTGCTGTGCCATCCTCGCAGCCTTATTATCACAAGGGATAGCCCCCGTTTGGTCCCCTCTAATCCTCAGCCCTTCGTATTGGGTATACCCACCTATTGGTGAAGCCATACAGACCCCTTTAACACTACCATTATAACGGGATAAAGACGGGACGTCAACGGGATAATGAAGGGACTTCAGCAGGACAATGAAAAGAACTACCCTTCTGCTTTTCATTGGGCCTTAAGTGTATAACCCCGGATGTAAAGTGGGTTCCCTTAATACGGGCTCTCCAAACACGAGATTTTTTGGGGACCCGGGGTCGAGAGACCAGAAAGGAGGTAGGATGACTGTAGCAATGCTGATCTACGCTGTAGTGATGTTAGTGATAGGGATTGTATCAGTAGTGAGAATCTTTAAACAAGGGTGATGACCTACATCAGAAGGAGAAACTATTATGGAACTGAAAATGTTTGTTGTAACGTATGGAGTCTGTGCATTGTGTGGATCAGAAGGACATACAGTGCCAGAGCAGTTGTTGAACGGTGATTGTTATCTATGTGCTTTGGGTCCAGTGAGTATAAAGCAACAGGTAACGTTTATGGTATTAGAGTCGAAGTAAGCATAGCTAGAGTGGTGTGACAGACCACTCTATGGTGTGCTTATGAAGGTACATCAATATGACCGAGATGTCGTTAAACTATAGGAGATCAATATGAACATCGAACTGTCGAAGGAACAACTGTTGAAGATGAAGGAGTTGAAGGCAACAAGGCAGGACAAAACTGATGCGGAGCTGTTGAGTCAGATAATCGATAGAGGGTTGTATGATTTGACGTATCGGACGAAGAGGAACAAACAACAATGGCAGGAGTTTAAGGCTTACAAGCAGAGCTTGAAGAGCTAACACCACTGGATGTTGATTTACCAACTACCAACGTTTAACATCAAACAAAGGAGAAACACAATGAATCCGAAAGTGTATTGCACCAACCACGCAGTTGAGTTGAAGAGAACTAACACAGAGGTAGATGATGATGGGACTCAGGTGTTAGTGAAGCAGTATTGGGAAGCGGGATGTGGGTGTAAGGTTGAGATAACGTTAGCAATGCCAAAGGCAATGCAGGCGTAGGAAAGGAGTAACACAATGCTACACATCAGAGCACCACCGTAGTAACGCACTACCAACAACTAAATAGCCAGACATAAGGGCAGACTACCTCGATACGCCCTAGGGAAACCTAAAATCGCCCGGGAGGGCGAAGTGTCGCTACGGGTATCCGACCGCGTGACTTAGACCGACGAGAGCGGTGAGGGCTGCGTCACTTCTGACTTCCCACTGGAGAGTGAATGCATTATCGATATGTAGTACAATCTAACAAATAGGAGATTAGACCGACATGACAAACGATGAGAAACTCGTGAAGGTTAACGATACAGTTTATCGCTACATGGATGGCTACCTCACCGCTGAGGAAGCTGTGAATGAGATCATCCTCACGGTGGTGGATAAAAAATAAGAGAAAATTTAGTTGACGATCACCCCCGGAATTTTCGTATAATTTTAACAATAGGATTCACTCACCTCACGAGTGAGAAGGAGTACGTTATGACGAACAACGAGAACGCGAACCAACTGGCGAAGGAGATGGTAACTGAGGCAGCTGCACCGGTGAGGGCGATCAGGGAGTTGGCCGCTGAACTTGGGATTTCGGAGAGTGAAGTGGCGACATACCTCGCCAAGATTGCCTACCGGAAATCCTACAACATGAGGCCCGAAGTTATTGCGGCACGGAAGATCAGGAATGCGGAGAAGGCTGCTGTGCAGAAGGCGATCAGGGAGAGGATTAAACAGTCAGGGAGGGTGGAGCTGTTGAACAAGCTGGCTGAGACGATGGTGACGAAATGAAGGGTGTCATCATTGAGATAACAACATCTTGGGGTCTGATACCCATTAACATTTACCCTAACGGTAGGATTGAACTGTTTGATAGGTTTGATCACTGTGAACCTTGTTGGATGATGACAACAAACTGGCTGAAGGGATGGTGAAGTAGGTGAACAGAGTGTACGGGGTGAAACGCAACCTAACATTTGAGGAACAGCTAAGGTTTACGTTAGGAGAATATGGGAGGTTTACCACAAAGGAAGCGGTAGACCTCTACCAATAATATCATCCAGGAGATACAGCATTACCTGGGATGAATGCAAAGGGGTACTGCGGTTAATGCGAGAGTGATAAGACGTATTAAGCGTGGAGTGTATGAGTTTGTTTAACAACTAACGGTAGACCTACATCTACCCAACAACAAAGTGGGGAAGT